TTATCTGCTGATTAACGACAAAAAGATATATCTAATTGGGGTTGTCTGCATCACTTCTGGCACCTTGATCGTGATCACAGCTGGATCATCCAGTTGAGTCATGCTGTATCCCAAAATGAAACTTGTTTTATCCCCTGCATCATGTTCGGTGGCCTGCATTCGTGCTGCTCCTGTCCGCAGTAGCACATGTCGCTCTGGAGTTATCTCTATTTTGCCACGTGTTGCGTCGTTCAACTTCGCCTCCCTGAGTACACCTGTCATATATTCAATATCGGCATGGAATGTTTGGTGATTTGCAACAACCTTAATCAAAGCTGATCCTATGACCTGATTTGGGAGACAGTACCATGAATAAGCGCTTACACCTTGTAGCTTTTCAGCCTCGTCTGGAGATATGTACACACGTTTATACTTTACCCCATCGGAAGTCTCGAGCTCTTGCATGTAGCTCTTGTTGCACCCCTTGAACAGATAAGTAGTGAGGCATGCTCCATCTATTTCCCTATTACTCATCGGCACTGATCTCACAGGACTATTATCCATAGACTTTTCAGATAGAAATGCTTTGGAATGCTTTGGAACATCATGCCCGAAAAGGAGATAGCTACCCTCCACTGGTATTGTTGTTATCATCTCTTGTAGACTATTGAGCGAGGGGCTATCTAAAGTCATCACCTCTGACGAGCTGATGGCAAGAACCATGCCCAACTCCTGATCTGATGTTTGCGTACCATCATCTGGAGCAAGATAAGCTGTCATATACTTGCGGGCATACTCATATCGATTATCTGCAGTGATAATGTCTTTGTATTCCTCTTTGAGTAGGAGGCGGTATCTATTAGGAGGGACGAGCGAGGTGCCTGGGCTCTCTATGGGATAGAGAGCTCCATTGTAGGCGAGTAGTCCCTCGTCCTTCTCTTCTCGCCCTGGGGACTTGATGATCCAGGGGCGGTCTACGCCTACCAAAGAGGAGAGATGCTCCAAGAGGAGAACTTGCTGTTGGATGAACTCTAGGGTCTCGGTGGAGAGGGGATACTGTCCGACCTCTCCAGCCCCGTTGGCGGTGGTGGTGTATTGAGCGGTATGCATAATACTTAATCGGTGATTAAAGGGTAATTACTTACTTATTAAGACGCCTGTAGATAGGCTGTTTGGTGGGAAGCTTGTATTGATCGACGAGCCACTTAACCTCGGCGAGGTGCTTGTCATAGACGTCGCTGGGGACAAATACGATGAACTTAGATGTCTCTATAACCTTTAGCTCCTGGGCAGTGATGAGGAGCTTAGGGTCAGTCTCCTCTGGTCGTGCAATGGGGACACCGGCCTTGCGCTCGCTGTGGGTGTAGACGACCTGCCCTGTGTTGCGTACGTCCTCTATACGATAGTGTAATCCGAGGGCGGAAGGATACTGCTCCTCTAGTACACCGAGCAGGTGACATACCTGCCCGTTGTGCTGTAGCTTATACCGATCCCTGAGGTAGGCATCAAGGAAGAGCTCATACAACTTTATGAGAGGAGTCAGGGTCGCTAGGAGGAAGGCTATGATGAGTGGCTTGCGTAGGAACGAGGGCAAAGCATCTGAGACGACCTTGTGCCAATTGATGCTATAGGGATGCTGGGGCATAGGGCAGATAGTTAATTGTGAGTGACTGTAGTTGATAGTACCCTGAGCGTGGGCGATGGTAGCCGACAATGGTTGTCCAGCTATCGGCACCCGCAGGGGTAGCAGAGGCAGAGGTGACTAGGGATGCCTCTACGCCTGAGATATGAGAGAGGGCTACCACGATGTCTGAGAGGCGCAGGACTCCGTCAAAGGGTAGCGAGGAGATGTTGCCCTCGATGGTCTTGCGGATGGTCGCTTGGTTGTCATCTGAGGGCTTGCCTCCATGAGAGAGGAGAACGGGCTGAATGTAGACGGATAGGGTGAGGCGTAGCTTATCACCTGGGGCGGAGATCACACGCACGGGCACGCCTGCGTCCTTGACCTGATGGATATAGGCCTTAAATGGGGTAATGACGTCATCAGTGAGGACAATGGGCTTACCCTTGTCATCTGCACCTGCAACCTTGAGATAGATAACGTTGCCTACCTCGGAGGCCACGGCATAGTGCACGACGGAGGCGGAGGAGATCTGCTCGGGGGTGAGGGCAGAGGTGTCGTACTTGTCGCTGTAGGGCAGGAGGGTATAGCCATGGAGGTACGCCTTAGCCTTGCGGGCATACCAGCGCAAGGTATGGGGCTCCGCCTCGGCGACGAGCTCGGCGACGTCCTTGCGGTGCGTGTCGAACAGCTCCTCGAGGGCGTGGATAGCGGAGGCGAATGCCCAGAAGAGGATAGCTTCGAGGGAGACCTTGCTGAACTGCTCCTCAAAGGTCTTGCCTGGGGTAAGGTGGTAGCCCTGCTGTATGGTTGGGTTGGCAATGAATGCCTCGCTGATAGATCGGCGGATGTCTTGTGTTGTACGTGCCATAGGGGTTAGTCCTTAAAGGTAATGCCATAGCCATCTGAGGTGGCTACAATGCGCTCTACGGGTATGAGGCAGTGGCGCATCATCTTGACGGCGAGAGTGGGGAACATCGGGTCGTGAGGGGCACCTAGCTGGCGACGTATGGCGAGCCCTAGGGTGGGGTACTCACCGAAGGAGCCAGGCACGCCCTCGAGGAGGAATTGGGCAGTCTGCTCTCGTACCTCTCCGAGGGTCATGCGTCCCTCAGGCAGAGCTAGGTCGCCCGTAGTAGAGTCTATCTGTATACCTATCATGATGGCTAATAGTTAGTGCTTAACCTTAGTATCCTCGTAGTCGCTTTGTCGGGTAAGCTGTAGCTGGCGACCTGCCCAGGAGGCGACTGATCCCTTGAGGGAGGCACCTCCGTCCTGGGGGACTGGTGTCCACGAGGTGAGTATTTGCTTGAGAGTGTTGAACTCTCGCTCTAGGGTATTGATCTTGCTGGTGAGGTCGGCTATCTTGATTATACCGCCGAGCTTACCCTCGTTGAGGATGATGCCCTCACGGGTGATCGAGATCTGCTGGTCACCTATCTGCACATTGAGCTCATCGAGCTCATCGGCGAGGAGGACGGCACCGAGAGGCGTGCCCTCCACGAGCCCTACGATAACAAGGGAGCCCACCTTGGGGTAGAGGGTCATGCCTTGAGTACCTCCGCTGTCTGCCTGGAGGCTCGCCCCTAGGATGGGGGCGGTCTCATCGAGTGGCTGGCAGTCGATGGTACGGGCTCCTCGGTCAAGGCTCGTCACCTCGCAGACCTTGAGGACGGAGGATGGATGCCCTGCCAAGGAGCGTATGATGGATGCTATCTGGCTCATATTGCTTACTGTGCTACTCTGTAGCCGAGGGTCACCTCTTGGCGGAGACCATCAGCACCATACTTAATGACTACTTTTTTCGCTTGGTAGACGCCCATGCGCTTACCCTCGAGGCGGATAGCCACGTGGTCGAGCTTATCGATGAGGCGTGCGCCAAAGGTGGTGACGCTCCCTGTTAGCCCGTCTTGTTTGAGACGCTGTAGCTCTTGCTCCGCCCACTGGCGTAACTCACTCTCCGACTTATTGTAGGTGTGCAGAGTGCGGAGCTCTCCGTCCTTATCGCCTACTTCCACCTTGATTTTCTTTTTCTTGCCTCGCCCCTCGGGCTGTAGGGAGATGGCCTTAACCTTGAGACGTAGGGTGTCTGCATGTTGCTGCTTGAGTTGGCTATCACTAATCAGGTTGATGCCTGTCGCAATGACCTGCCTTGTAGCCTTACCGACATCATGATCAAAGAGTACCCCTGAGTAGAGGACAGCTTGCCCGTCCTTGTAGCGGAAGAAGCTACGAATGCCCTGCTCCTTGAGGGTACCGAGGAGGCTCGCCACGGTGTCGGCTTGCACTCGGTAAGCTCCGAGGTGTTGCTCGCCCATCACACGGATAGGAGTTGCGATGCCTTGGTCACGGAGGACACCCTCTAGGGTGGCGGACTTATACGCCTTGGGGAGGGTCGGCTGGGTCTTGAGTCGGTACATTTCATCCTCACAGACGAGCTCCACAGGTGTTTTGAAGCCCACCTCCCGGATGTATCCGACGAAGGCAAGCTGCAGGTCATCGTCATAGCCGAGGGATACCCGCACCTTGTCCCCACGCCTCAGGGGCACGCCCTCCCGCTGATCCCAAAGCATGCGCTTGGGTAGCGTGATCTTACACGTATCGGTAAGCTCCTCGGTGCTGCGCTCTATCTGTAGGGCAGTGACCTGAGTGATCACCCACTTACGGGTGCTCTCTATCTCTACACGGGCGGTTAGGCGGTACATAGGCTAGTAGTCTGTGCTGTAGACGTTGTACTCATCATCGGAGAGGGCGGAGAGGGTAAGTTCCTGGTAGTTGGTCGCCGTGTCCTGGGTGAGTGAGTAGCTCTTGATAACTATACGATTGACTCTAAAGAGATCGAGGAAGGCACTCTGCACCTGTATAGGCTTGTCCACCTCAAGGTACCTCAGGAGCTCACGCAGACCCTCCTCGGGGTAGCGGTCGGCGATCTTGCCGTCCTCTAGCCCTTGGATGCCGACAGCTATGTTGATGTCGTAGTCGCCAGAGCTGATATACTCCTTAACCGTACCCGTCATGCCGACTACCTGGGTGGTAATAATCTGCTTGGTGCGGGTCATCGCCACGACGGCATCAGCAAGCTCTAGGGTAGTGCTATCCTCTAGGCGCAGGCGAAGGGGACAGAGGACGTACCTGCCCTCCCACCAGGCGGGGTCGGTGATGGGCGAGGCTACGGGTGAGGGAGTAAACTCCCCTGCTTCCTCGCGCTGGGGGAAGCTCCCCTTGCTCTGCTGGGGGAAGCGATAGAGGAGCACCTTGCCAGCCGTTATGGCTGGGGGTACAATGGTCTGTAGGGGCATAGGGTGATCGTGTTACTAGTCCTCAGCACCACCTAGGCGGTGACGGATGTATAAGTCCTGATAGTAGGTGACTTGCTTGACAAAATCGGGGGTGAGGGAGCTATCAATAGTCATACGGTGCTCCAGCCATTTGCCAAAGGCGATGAAGGTGTCTATCGTATCTACGATGTTCGCCTTTTTGTCGATATTGGCAATAGCATCGCTGAAGGTCTTGAGCTGCTTGACCAGACCTGCATCCACCTCATTGCTGACGATAGCTCTATCGAGGAGTTTATTGATGGAGAGCAGAATTTTATTGGCTAGCTCAGGGCGGGTGATATTCTGGGCTGCACGTAGCTCCTGCCACCCACCCTCCTTGACCCACTTGCTGATGGTCGTCTCAGACACCTCGATGCGCTGCGAGATGCTCTTTTGCTCCTCCCCCTGGAGGTAGAGCAGGCGGGCAAAGTCCTTTTTTTCGGCTCGTTCCTTGGCTGTCATTAGCTTTGAGTGTTAGAGGTGGGTAGTACAGGGTTAGGTCCTGGCCCCGGATCAGTTGTATGCAGCCCATAAAATTCAGGGTGCCACACCTTATCTAAGGCCTCTGCCTTTGACTCATCAAGCACCTCCCAGTCAGCCTGACTGTCAATGATCGTGCGTACGATGAGGCCAATAGCCTTTAGCTTACGATTGACTAGCATCTTCCCCTCTGGGGCATCTAGTCTGATTGATCTTTCTTCTCCCATATCTATCTGTTATCTATAGGTTATCGTCCACCCCTTACTCGTTGCGACTTTACCCAACTCCGCCATCTCTGAGGGATACCTATCCACCAAGCTCTGTGGTAGGTACATCACTGTACCAGTAGAGACACTCTTAGCCTCATTGATGAGGTAGCGTACGCTCTCAAGGGAGAGCGCAACAGACTGAAATGCTATGAGCTCGCGCCCAACTCCCTTTAACCGTATCTCGCGGAGGTTTGAACATCTTGTGATGAGACTTGAAATGTTAGTAGCTACTGACAAGTCAATGATGCCCTCTACTTCCTCTAGCATCTCACACCCATCAAAAAGATACTGCGCATTGCTTACCATGTCAGCTCCAAGAGATAGCTTTACCCTCTGGAGTTTTGTACACGCATAAAATGCCGCGAATACATCTGTCACCTTAGATATATCGCCAATAGTTACAGATCTAAGCGAAGCACATTCTGCGAAGGTGTAGAATAGCGAAGCATTCTGTGGCATTGCTCCAACAACCACAGACTCTAGCGAACTCGCCTTATGTGCAAAACTTCGCATGCTCGTCAAGTTCGGAAGGTCTGGTAATATGAGTTTTTTGACCTTCACACTCTCCTGGATGAAGCTCTCTAAGTTCACAGCTCGTTCTATGCCTAGAATATCTGGAACACGAACTAGGTTAGGGCATCTTCCAAATACCCACGATAGATTAGCAGCTGTATACCCTTCATCCACCTCCATATCAGGAAGCACCTCATCTTTCCACTGATAAAACTGTTGATCCTTAAAGATTTTTAGGCGTGCCGGCTTCAGTCCCCGTATCTTTCCAGAGTAGCTGGAAAGTCCGTCATCATCGGCCACTACAGCACCAAGTTCTATGAGCGCTTTCTTTATCTCTTCCCTGTCTCGCATCAAGGCGAGTAATTCTTCTGCTACAGCTTTTGGAGTGTTCATCTTGTTCCTCTTACATTTTTGATTAGTTCGAGCACGACGAGCCATCCGCCCGTCGCCCACTCTTCTTCCGTCATCTTCGGGTCATCTTTTGTGGTGGCTAGATAGCTAGCATAGGCGTCTATCCCATCATTACCAGGATCGCCCTTGATAAAGGCGGCATACTCCTGCTCCGTCGCTACCCATCCTTGACTCTTGGCGAACTCAAATGCGCTGAGACCTGTTGCTCCTTGCATGGCGGTCGTTATGTCCGCTGTGATTAGGTAGGCCTCAGGAGTGGTATGTCCGCTCTCATAGCGGGGGAGCACCTCACACAATCCTAGGCGTAAGCGATGCCATACATATGTGTCTCCTCCTGAGATAGAGGGGGCAAGATAACGCACCTCAAGATCCCACTTACCAGGCTGCTGTAGTTTAGCAGGGAAGGCTACCTCTAGGATGCTATCACGCACATGCCACTCAGGTACAACTGGAGTCCATCTCATATAGGGGATGAGCCGTACCGATACCTCACGAGCGAGGGTGAGGTCTATTCGCCTACGCTCCAAATGACTGCTACCTGATGAGTCTGGGAGCAGAAGCGCTTGGGAGTAGAGGATGAGGGATAGCGTGGTGTCGTTACCCAATATTATCTGTTGCATAGCTATTGTATTGCTAGATTTGCATCATTGACGGCGGAGAGGAGTGTCTCGGTGATAAGCGCCTTGATCTCGGAGGTGTCGCTGGAGAGGTTGGTCGTCTGCACGGTGAGACTCTCTACAAGCTTCCCGATATGGATGGTCACATTACGCAAGCCACTGGCATTGCTTGCTCCTCCTGTACCGTGCGCTCCTGGTCCACCAGTGCCACCACCAGAGTTATCTGTTTTGGGTGGCTTTATCTTTGGTATCCCAAGCCCTCCACCATCAAGATGAGTCATTTGCATCTGGAGCTTAGGAGTGTCAGATTGCTCCTCTTTGGCACTCCGCTCCATCTCCTCATCATACGCCTGCCTAAAGGCACTAGCAGTGTCCTTGCCAAACTTGCCAAAGGCGCCTGACACACGCTTAAGAGCAGCATCAATACCATCTCCATCAAAACTCAAGGCAGACTTTATGAGGTCAAAGACTCCACCAAATACGTCCTTGGCGAGTGTCCAGATGTTGGTAAATGCCTCTTTAATCGCAGCCCAGAGTCCCTTAACAATCGCACGGAACTTAGCCGACGTTTGCCAAAAGTATATACCTAGTGCTACAAGACCAGCTATCCACCCGATGATAGGGATGCTAGAGATAGCCGTTGATACAGCCGTACAGGCAGCACGCCCAGCGGTGGCAAAGGATGCAAAAGAAATCTGGGCATTAAGCGCAAATCCCACGTGGGCAGCTCCACTAGTAACGAGGGAAGCAATGTATGATCCCAAGGCTATGAGTCCTTGACCTATAGCCTTAAGTGAGAGGCCGAGTATCTGAATTGCAGCCTGTCCAGCCTTGATAGCGAGTGATCCCATCCACGTAACAGCCGAGCGCAGTGTGCCTACCCATGTGCGCCATGAGCCTCCTACGATCCATGTATAGATCCCTTTGATGCCACCGCCTGCAAATTGCAGGAGGGGTAATAGCTGGGCGATGGGTATAGCAGCATCTCCTAGGGCAGATGCCCATAGGGAAAAGTCTCCGATCCAATTAAAGAGCCCTATTTTTAGGTCCTCTATCTGCTGACGTATGCGTGCTTGACGCTCCGCAAAGCCATCCATAACAATTGCAGCCTGATCTTGAGCCGAGGTCGTACCTTGGATGGCTGCTGTATAGCCAGCAATATCCTCAGATCCTCCAACCAAAGCCATAGCAGCATTGGCATTCTCTTTCCCAAAGAGCTTAGTAAAGAGTGCAGTATCCTGCATCACGGGACGGAGCATATCCAGTCGCTCCTTGAGAGAGAGGTTTTTGTCGGCAAGATGGGCTACGTCTATACCCATCTGAGCGAGCTCCTTGCGCACATCTCGGGGAAGGAAGCGCCCCTGTGACAGGGTGGAGAGGACGTTGCGCAGGGCGATACCACCCTCACTGCCCTTTTTCCCCGCCTTGTCAAGTACCTGGATAGCGGCATTCGCCTCTTCAAAACTCACACCTGCACCTTTGGCTGCCATACCTGCCTGCTCCAGTGCCTCCTTGATCTGGGGGAGCTCTGCCGATCCCTCCTTACCTGCAGCAGCCATGACGTTCATCATGCGTGCCATCTCCTCAGAGGCGGCAATCGGATCGGAGAGATCTACTCCATATTGGTTCATCGCCGTGTTGAGCACCTCAGCGGCGGCGGTGGCATCTCCTCCCATAAGCTTAGAGAGGGTTGCCACATGATCACCCATAGCCTTGAGAGCCTCAGGACTTTTGGCTAACTCGGGGGAGAGCTGACCGAGGATGAGCTTGTAACTCTCGACCGCTCCAGCGGCATCAATACCAAAGGCTTTAGCAGTGTCACGTGCGTAGCCCTCTATTTGGCGTAGTGACTCACCTGTGACACCAGTTATCGCCTGTAGGTCGGTGAGAGAGGTATTAAGAGCAACGCCTGGAGCAATGATACCGCTGAGGCTCTCCGATACCCGTTGAAAGCCTGAGGAAAGTGTCTCAATCTGTAAGGCTAGACCAACAAATGATTGTAGACCCTTCTGAGCAGAGCTTACCTTGGCGGTAAACTCTCCGGTGGCCTTATTCAGGCTCTCCATTTGCGCGGTGAAGTCACCTCCAATATTAAAGAGGTAGTTCATTGCTGGACTAGTCATACAGATTTACTATATTTGTTGTCGAACCCTAATAGGAAAGAATTATGATTGAGGACAATATTTTCTTCGGCATCATTGCTTATATCCTTACCGCTAGTGTGATGCTTCCCTTGATTTACTTGGTCATCAAGATGTTCATTGATTACCTTACCGCACCGTTTCGCAAGAACTCAAACGTGGGGAATATACCTCCTTCGCTATTCTGGATGTGGTTCATCACACACAATAAGGACTAGGTCTCATCCTTCCCCCCCGAGGGCGAGGGCTACAGCACGCTGTAGCTGCTCGCCTTTTCTTTTTTCTATCCAGAGGGACTGGGCAAGAGCCCTTGCCCAGTCCTCCTCGTCGAGGGTGTCGGGATCAATGCCAAGGTAGCCACGTATGAGGGCACACCCCTTGAGGTAATCTTGGCTAGCATCATCATCCTCAAGGAGGTGTGCCTCTACACGTTTTTTAGTGTTGCCTTGGCTGAGGTGATGAGCTCCCCGATAGCTGAGGCAGCCGCCACGATGAGCACCCCATCCTGTAGGACAGCCTCGCTGCCTGCTACCCGACAGTTGGCAAGGAGCACCCGAGAGCTCTCCAGCTCGTCGGTCTTAGCTACCTTGCTGACGGCCTTGAGGGTATCAAAGTCGGGGCGGCGGAGGTAGAGGCAGTGGATGGTGTCGCCATCTGTGACCTCAATGAGGTAGATACGGCTGGGGGTCTTCGCCTTGAGGGCATCGAGGGCGTCGGGGGTGAGCTCCCCGATACGCTGGGGCTGGGTCTTATCCATGATGATATTACTCGTACTTAATAGGTAATTAATGGGTGATTAACTAAGCTTTGACACCCCACTCGATATGAGAGGGGATGAGCTCGAGGTCTACGGGGATGTCGGTGTCACCCTCCTTGACCTTGCGGGAGTTGTCGCTGAAGTGACAGTTACGTATCTTGTCGTAGGTGATGAGCCCTGTGGTGGGGTGTAGATAGCCCACCAGGACGTCAAACATCCCAAGGTCTTGCAGGCGACCCGTGGGGCTCTTAGCCTGTAGGGTGACGACCTCATCGAGGTAGAGGGTGAGCTTAGCTGAGGGGGTGATGCGCCCGAGCCCACGCCCTACAGGGTGACGCCCTGCGCCGTACTTATTGACAACCTCCTGCTTATCATCGTACTCTACGGCGGTGATACCCGTGAGGGGCACACCCTGGATCGTTACCAGGACGTTAGCCCAGCCGTAGAGGATGCCATTGATTAGGGGCGTGCCGTTATTGTCTAGTGCCATACTATATCTACTTATATCTTCTTAGTGTAGCCGATGCGCAGGACGAACTTGCGAGCTATACCTACGGGGACGTTACGGATGATGACCTCAATGGTGGAGGACCTAAGGATATCTTGCTCTGGATCAATGTACACCTTATAGCCAGATAGTTCACCGGCTTTGGACATACCCTCGAGAGCACGGTTAGCCTCGGTCTCGAGGTACGCCACGGAGTGGCTCTGCAGCTTACCAGTAGTCTCATCGAGGTAGATGTTGCCCGAGAGCTTGCCCACGAGGTAGCGACGGATACCCCGCTCTGCCTTGTCCATTGTGCGCACACGCTCGAGGTAGGCATAGTCACTAAGGCCATCGTCCATCGTGTAGCTGTCGCTGGCGTAGGTGCCATTGATGTCGGGATAGGTGACGGCAAAGAGGTAGTGCGCCTTGTCGAGGGTGTCGATGACTGCCTCATCGAGGTCACGTAGGAGAGTGCCATCGCCAAAGGCAGGGAGGCTCAGCCCGAGGGGGAACTGCTCTACCCAGCCGATAGACTGATGCACACGAGCCCGGCTGAGGATGCCGAGGAAGGAGCCGAGAGCCGAGACGCTTGTCTTGGTAGTCTTGTTAGCCTCGTCGGCGTAGAGCTTTGCTGCCGTCCCCTCGCCATCCTGAGCGATGACAACCGATACACGGCTCTTGCCCGTGCCGTGCAAATTAACGGGGAGGCTCGAGACAGGTGCGGCCACCTTAGGAGCAAGGAGCACGGAGAGGGGCATGGAGGCAGAGGCGAGCGCATCGGCCACCCCACTGAGGGTCGTGATGAGAGCCGTGTCGGCGGCCTTATCCCCAAGCCAAATACCTACTTGCCGAATGCGCCCCTGGGCATAGCGCTGTAACTGCTTGAGCTCAGCAAACGTATACGCACCACCAGAGGGCTTGTCGAACAAGCCTACGTAGAGGAGGACGCCCGGGTTGAGGCGGTAGATCTCGGAGAGGTGGTAGTGCAGGACACAAAGCTCCCACTTAGCATTATCGGCAGTGATGCCGAGGGCTTCGGCTCGCTCGATACTGGAGATGGGGAGGATGCGACTCGTAGTGCTGTAGCCATCCCTGACCCCTGCCTTGGCTGTGGGTAAGTCGGTGACGTAGGCGATAAGCCCTGAGATATGATCCTCACCAGGGAGAGAGGCTGGGATACCGCCATTTTCCCTCAAGAAAGTTAGCTTATTCATTGTCTAGTGCTGTTGCTTGCGGAGGTGGGCGGGTAGGAGTGTCTCTCGCTCCTCCTCAGTGAGCCCAGGTGCGAAGAAGTACTCCACCTGATCAGTCTTTAGGCTACGTGCATAGTTACGGGCATCGGAGTAGCTAGGGAAAGCTGTTCCATCGGTGGTGAGCCAGACGATGGGAAGCTGATGCGAGCGAAGGACCTCACGAGCGATGGAGGCAAGTGCCGTAACCTCTTCAGGCTCTCCCTTGGGCGTCTCCTCGGGCTCATGGTTGGGAGCTTCTGGGGCTAGGATGTCCTTAGCTTTCCCCGCCTTGCTCTTAGACTTGCCCGGCTTACGCTCTCCGTCGTCGGGTGTTGGTATGTCATTGGGCTCCGCTTGTGGAGCATTGGAGGTGTCCTCCTCTGTGGCAGGCGTAGTATCAGAGGATGGTTCCTCTGGGGTATGAGAGGGAGTCTGCTGCTGCTCTACCTCATCTGGGGTAGGCGTCGTTTGATCTGGAGCCATAGTGCTATGATGATTAGGATGATGGGGATAATAATTGGGATGATGTAGAACAAGGGGGATATATAGCTCCCCGTCCTTTGATCTACCTCCTTTTGCTCCACAGACCGTAGAGTCTTGTGTTGCCGGAGGTAGAGGTGCTCTACCCGAGGATAGAGGGTTGCGGAGTCTGTAGAGGCGACCAGATGGAGGCTGTCCCCTTGACGAGTTGCCTTGAGGTGTATCCGTCCTTGGCGGACGCTATATCCAGCTCCATCAGGGAGCATCGGGAGGGTCTGGATTGGGAGCTGTAGGGTCGTCATCTCCCCTGGGAGAGTCACGGGGACTGGCTGTACCTCGATGCACTCTCTGAGGGTATCGGAGGAGCTGGCGTAGGTCTGGCTCGTCTTGCGTACGCTGCAACTCGTGCCTAATAGGACACTGAGACCAAATACGGCAAGTAGTGCCCTTAGTGATTGCCCGCTCGAGGCGTGCGAGCATCTGGCGCATCTCGCTGTTGTCATTCGCTATATCTATTACCTGATTATGCAAGCCCTCGTACATCTCCTTGTAGGTGTCGTGCACCTCCTTGGCTGTACGTGCCTGCCTAAGCCTTGTGCTGGTGATCCACCCGAGGAGCATTCCTACGCCCCCCGTAGGCACCAGCCACTGTAGGAGTTGTAGGATGCTTTCCGTCATTGGTGATGTGCTCTATCGTTTACTGATTGATTCCGATTGTGCTCAGCCACTGCTGCACGTTGAAGCTTGGGCATGCCTTACGGGCGACCTCATTATGCCCGATGATACGGACTCCTGGGTGCTTGGAGTGGAAGTCGAGGACGTACTTACGCATGGACTCTAGCTGCTGAGGTGTACGGGTGTCCTTAGGGGTCTTGCCGTCACGGGTACAGCCCCCGACGTAGACTACGTGGCGGGCGATCTGGTTATAGCCCACGGCGCCGTTGGTCACCTCCCACGGGTCTACCTGAGCATCCTCATTGTTAGCTACCAGTCGCTCGATCCTGCCATCGAGGTGGATCATATCGGTGTAGCCGACCTGCTTCCAGCCACGCCCGCCCTGGGCGACAGGTGCGGTATGCCATCGGCGGATCTCGTCACTGCTCACCGCACGCCCCTCGGGCGTGGCGGTGCAGTGAATAACGAGGTACTTTAGCTGTGCCATAGTCGTATCATCTACTAGACAGCAGCACTGACGATGGCAGCCGTGCATCCCTTGCTACGCAGTGGGCAGCAGATGGAGCGCTTACGTAGGTTAAAGAGGTTGCGGTGGTGCAGAGGGTCGTTCTTTGCCTCGCTGAAGTAGGTCACTAGAGATCCACTGGCGCGCATCATACTCTTATCATGATAAGCGATTGAGGCGGGCTTGTGCTGTGTCTGAGCTATGGCTCCATAGGCCAGCTTGGTCTTTGCGGTGGCATCGTAGTAGGGAGAGCTGCTCATCTCGTAGATGTCAAAGCTGTAGAGACGTCCTACCTGACCATCGACGTTGTCTAGGTTGTACTGGCGTTGGAATGTCTCACTTACAGAGAGTAGATCTTGTACATGATCATTACAGAGCACCAGCACACGCTGTCCCTGAGGGATACGATGGACGTCAAACCACTTCTTTAGGCGTCTCAGATCAGCGAGGGTGAACTTCTTGCGACCGCCCTCCTCTGCAGTGTCACCCGTTGTGAGGTACACAGGGGCATCAGCCTCACTGTGGGACTGTGGAGCAATAGCATGTAGAGCTTTGTTGGCAATCTCATCTGCGACAGCGTCCTTATGTCGCTCCTTGACACTACCTAGTTTATCATAACTGATGGTGTCGAGCTCCTTATCACTAATAGCAGTAGCTTCCGTTTCGAAGTTGGCAAGGGATACCGCTCGGTCACCATCTCTAAGCTCTTGGACATTGAGTGGATAGGTGTTGTTGTCGATAAGTACCTTAGGGTCTCCACCGAGCTCCACGAAGTGAATAACATCATTATTTACATGCTCGTCGTAGGCAGGGATACGCTTATACCAGCCAAGATGCTCAAGAGCCTCGCGGAGTTCCTTGATCAGCAAGCCCGTGTAGATCTCCTGGGCTACCCCTGCATTGATGTTGCCAGGCTTATAGATGACACCGATACAGAGGAGGGCTAGCAGAGTGACTGCCGATCCAATCCAAGCAGGAATGCCAATCAAGAGAGCGATAAGTGCACCGACAGCGGCATCTACAGCCAGCACGCCGATGGTCACAACAAGAGCTGCTATCCAGCTCGGGATTTTATTCTTCATATTTCCGATTTGATGAGTTAGACTACTTACTTAGGTAGATCGATGCCAAACTCAGCCTTGTAGAGGCGGGCATACTCCTGGGGGCTCTCCCTCTTGAGGGTGTCTAGTTCGCCCACGGGTACATCCGAGAGCTTGGCATACTGCTGAGGCATAGCACTACCCCCCATAGGTGAGGGATGGATGAGCTCTGAGGGGCGACGAGCAGTGCTGAGGTCACTAAGGGTGATGCGCAGAGTCTCGGCTCCCATCGTGAGACCAATCTGCGTATAGTGAGCTCGCTGAGCTTCGGTGAGCTTACCAAGGCGTACAGCCTCGTCCACAAGTCCTCTGACAAGGGCTTGGCTCATCTCTTCCGCCTGCTTGGCTCGGAGCTTGAGCTGCTCAATAGTGCCGATGAGCTCCGCCTCACTAGCCTGCTGGCTAAGCCCGAGAGCTAGGGCAATCTTTTCATTCATGTTGTCTGTATTTTGGGGTGATACTTTGGGGTTACTTAGGGGGAGTAGAGGGAGGTCGGCGCACTCAGTACCTGAGGCGAGGGTGATGCGCTCGCCCGAGGTGTTGTAGAGCTCAATGGCAAGCGCCTCATCATTAGCTCCTATATCCACGATGGATACCTCATCAAGCTTACTCTTAGTGATGGTCATACGAGTCTGCCCTGGTAGTAGGTGCTCGGGAGCATCACTGAGTTCAATGATTGTAAGCCCAGCGCTACTCATACGCAGGAAGCCCTCCTCCCACTTGCGAGCAATCTTGGCGGCGAACTCATCCGACATATCAAAGACCGGCGTGCCGATGATCTTATCGCCATCAATATGGATGTCGTCGATGCGACCAATGGGGATGTCCTCTCGGTCATATCTACGGTGCATCCATAGGAGTACAGGGTTTCGCTTGTACTGCTCGATGTCCATACCTGAGGTGAGCACACGGGTGCCATAGGAGTTCAGGGCAGAGGTGCTTATGATAACTTGTTTCATTGCCTTTGCTATTGATTTCTGGTGCAAAGGTCGCCCCTCAGTAGTAGGGGCGGAAGAAACGTTGCAATCTTGGCATAGATACTTTGTTAAGGGGGCATTTCTGGGGACTTTTGCACTCAAAAAGAGTACCTAATGGCATCAGTAGCAGAAAGAAAAGAAGCCCTTGAACGGTGGAAGAGTAGGTGCGAGCTCGTGCGCTCAGCCACCGCCTTCATCCCTCAGGAGACACCTGCTGAAAAGGACAAGCGCATCCGCTCGCTCCTGAAGGACTACAACGCCTTTGTCGAATACTACTTCCCTCACTTTACCCGTAATGAGACGACGGGTAAAGTCACACCCTGTGCCCCTTTCCATATCGAGGCAGCACAACTCATCAGAGATAATGACAACCTCAAGGCAGTCTTTCAGTGGGCACGTGGACACGCCAAGAGTACCCACATGGACATATTTATACCGATGTTTCTCATGGCGATGGGCTACCTCGGGCGTCGCTACCTCAATGTAATGGTGCTTGTGGGCAAGAGCTACGACAATGCTACCACCCTTATCAGCGATATACAGGCTGAGTTGGAGAACAACCAGCGCTTCATCGCTGACTTTGGTACCCAAGTGAACCAAGGGTCGTGGGAAGAAGGGAAGTTTGTCACTCAGGAGGGGGTAGCCTTCTTCGCCCTCGGGCGAGGACAATCCCCCCGAGGACTACGCTACCGCAACCACCGCCCCGACTACATCGTCATTGACGACTTAGATGATGATGAGCTAGTGCTCAATAAGGGTCGTGTTAATCGGCTCACCGAGTGGGTGCGGGAGGCTCTCTTCGGTACCCTCGATGGCGGGCGAGGGCGATTTATCATGGTGGGCAACCTCATTGCCCGCAACTCAGTCCTCTACAACATCAGCCAGATCAAGAGTGTGCACGTCTCTCGGGTCAATATCCTCACCGCCAAGGGTGCGGTCACCTGGGCGGCTAAGTGGACACGGGAGGAGGTGCGTGAGATGGAGGAGTTCATGGGCTATCGGGCATTTAATAAGGAGTGCCTCAATAATCCAATCCTTGAGGGTACAGTCTTTCGGCAGGAGTGGATACGCTATAAGCGCATGACCAAGCTCACCGCCTACAGCGACCTTGTGCTCTATATTGACCCCTCATGGCGGGGAACCAAAAAGAATGACTATAAGGCGGCGAAGCTCTGGGGCTCTACCCCGACGGGCGAGCTGCATTGCATCCGCCCGTTCCTCAGACAGTGCTCCATCGCCGAGATGGTACGCTGGGTCTACGACGTCTACGAGTGGGTAACCAGCCAAGGCGCTACCCTACGCGTCTATATGGAGGCGAGCTTCATGCAGGATATCCTCCTGGACGACTTCACGGCAGAAGGTAACCAGCGTGGCTATCAGCTACCTATCACCGGCGACAAACGCCAAAAGCCAAACAAGTACGCACGTATAGAGGCGGTCTCCCCCCTCTGGGAGCGCGGAAAGGTATACTACAATGAGGCATACCGTACCGATCCCGACATGGTTGCCTCCATCGAGCAGACCCTGAGCTTTGAGGCAGGTAGCTCCGGTCATGATGATGGACCCGACGCTGACGAGGGGGCTATATGGTTGCTCCAGCGGCGTACTCGTACTCAGGGCATCGCCCCCATCCTGGGGCGACGATCCTCCTCTGGGCGTAATCGCTGGTAACCTCCCCCTAACCACGGCTTAATCGTGATTTAATCATTGATCAATATGAATATCATCTCACTTAACAAGCGGCTCTTCACTGCCATCAAGCTCCTCATCTATGATTATCACCTTGCTCGAGCTAAGCGCAAGGCTACACGCTACACCCAGCTCACAGGTAAGCGTGCAGTGGTCATCCTAACCGAGCATCGGTGGCTCTTGAGGACACGCCTCTTACCCGTAGCTGTACGACTCGATGCAATACCTGCCTATGTCCGTGGCAAGGTAGTGCGCAAGGCTCTCTACTTCCCCCATCCCACCACTCATAGAGCTCACTAGTATGTACATCACCGACGAGGACTACCGCACCGCCATCACCCTAGAGGAGCAAGCGGTCATTAGTGAGCATACTAATGAGTGGCAGGCTGCCGAGCGGGTAGCCATAGAGCTTGCCTCTGGCTACCTCCGTGCTCGATATGATGTAGACAAGGCTTTCGCCGCCCGAGGAGAGGAGCGCAATCCCCTACTCGTACAAGTCATCGTGCACATTGCCCTCTATCAGATGCTCCACCGCCTACCCCAGCAGATGGGCTACGATAGATACAAGGAGCTCTATGACGAGGCTCTGCAGTGGCTCAGCGACGTACAGCGAGGTGTCAATAATCCCAACCTCCCTGCACCTACCGACCCAAGCAATGGGTCTAAGGGTGGACTAGAGACCATCCGATCGGGGGGCATCAAAAAGAGTACCTATCACTATTAGTTAGTATATCCCATGGCACAACTTAACAGTAATGGTAATGACAAGCTCCTGCAACTAGCCAAGAGCATTCAGGCTCGCCGGATCATAGCCGAGATAACTCGTAAGACCGATGCTCTCACCAAAAAGGATATAGCCAGCTGGCGACGAGCTTGGCAGATTGCGATTAATGTCGAGAGCCCTCGGCGTGCCTTCCTCTACGACATCTATGCTGACAGCCTCGTCGATGGGCACCTCACCGGGTGTATCGAGCAGCGCAAGAGTAAGACCCTAGGGCGCCCCTTCCGCCTACTTACTCGCAACGGAGAGGAGGACGCTGAGGCTACAGCCCTCCTGGAGCGCGAGTGGTTCTACGACTTTTTAAGTATTGCCCTAGATAGCATCTTTTGGGGGCATTCACTAATCGAGATGGGTGCAGTCATACGTGACGACAATGGGCTACGCTTCGATAGCACGACCCTTATACCTCGCAAGCACGTCGTCCCTGAGTATGGTGTACTGCTACTTGATCCCTCCGATGACATCCATCAAGGCATCCCCTATCGCAGTGGGGATTATGCTCGCTGGCTAGTCGAGGTGGGTAAACCCTACGACCTGGGACTCCTCCTCAGGTGTGCACCCTCCTGCATCAGCAAAAAAAATATGGGTGCGTTCTGGGATACCTTTGGCGAGATATTTGGCATGCCCATGCGTATTGCCAATACATCGGCAACCAACAAGGCTGATATTGCACGCATTGAGGAGGTGATGGATAATATGGGCGCCGCATTCTGGGGAGTCTTTCCCGAGGATACTAAGATTAGCTTTCAAGAGAGCTCCCGAGGGGATGCCTACAACGTCTTTGACAAGCGGCTAGATCGGTGCGACAAGGAGATCAGTAAGATCATCCTTTCACAGACCATGACCATCGACAACGGGTCCTCTCTTTCCCAGAGCGAGGTGCACCTGAAGATATTCGACCATATCTGCGCTAGCGACGCTAAGCGCATCGGCTATATCATCAATGACCGCCTCCTACCCCTCATGGTCTCCTCCGGCTTCCCCGTTAAGGGGCTAACCTTCGCTTGGGACTACTCGGATGAGATGACTGAGGCTGAGATGCGTGAGCAGGAGCGTGTGATCCTCCAGTATTATGACGTCGATCCCGAGTACTTCGTTCGCAAGTACAACGTGCCCATTATTGGCAGACGCTCGGGGGGGCCAAGCCCTACCAACGACGATAAAGGCGAGGAGGAGAGCAAGGCACTAGCCAAGGATAGCGATTTTTTCGCCTGAGGGGACAGGGTGAGGTGGCTGTGCCGTCCCCTCTGTCCCCAACCATACAGCTTGCCAACCGATACGAGGCATTGCACGAGGAGCTCGGCGAGCTCTACGCCTGCTCCTGCCCCCTCTGCCTCAGCGCAAAGGGGAAGGGCAACGAGGCACGCCCCTACGACGAGGACATCTTTGAGCGTGCAGCTCGCTACATCCATAAGCGTAAGGGCTTCAAGGCGTCAATGCTGAGCGATGCACCTATACGTGCCGCCATCCAGGAGAGCTACGACATCATCCGCCCAGCCCTCCAGCACCTCAAGCATCACACCCCAGAGACCGTGCGCCACGCCCTCGATAACAACGCCTTTATCTTCTCGGGCTTCCGCACCTACCATAGCCTGAGGGAGCTGGGGCTCTCCATCACCGATCAGGAGGGGCACATCCGCCCCTATGAGGACTTTAGGGAGGATGTCGTGCGTATGCACAACAAGTACAACGTCAATTACCTAGAGACAGAGTACGAGCACGCCGTAGGTTCATCCCTCATGGCTGATCGCTGGTACGAACAACAGCAGGGAGGCGATAGATACAACCTGCAATACCGTACAGCAGGCGACAACCGTGTACGTCCAGACCACGAGGCTCTCGAGGGCATCACCCTACCTAAGAGCGATAAGTTCTGGGACGACTATTACCCCCCTAACGGCTGGCGTTGCCGCTGTGATGTCGTAGAGGTCTCCCCATCCGACTATCCCCTCTCCGATAGTACCGAGGCGAGCCAGCGAGGTAGCGATACACTCCGCAAGAGCAAACAGGAGGTCTTCCGAGGCAACCCAGGCAAGGACCTGGTCCTATTCCCAGACCGTCACCCCTACTATGGGCGCAAGGGAATTGCCCACTGCTCCACAGCAAAGCATGCAGCAGGTGACGATGAAGGGGATGCCTGTGGTGTCCTCGCTGAAATTGTCAAGGCAAGAGAGGGCAAGCGCAAGATAGAACTTACCCCAGAGCAACGAGAGCACCGCAAGGAGATCAAGCTATTTGCCCGAGAGAAATTTGCTGGTCTCGTGGTCGAGAATGAGGTACAAGTAGAGATTACAGGTACTTGTATCAAGGAGCTACTTAACCAGCCCCACGAGCACTATTTCGCCAAGAATGAGCTGATACTAGACCTCCCCAAACTCATTAGAGAGGCTAAGTATCTAGGTGCTTATGAAGATGAGGGAAAGAAGGAATGGGTGGTGCAAACGCACCTATTTGAGGTAGTGATAGAAGGCGAGAAAAGCTGGCTCATAGCTCTGGAAAATAAGCAGGGTAAAATCATCCTACACAGTATATCCGATAGCCCCCAGGTAACCGCAAAAAAGAAGTGATCCCCAGAAATATCTGTACCCGAAACTGCAATCAGGATTAGGATGTTTCTGAGGATCACCTCACCACAAAGATACAACTTATTTTCAAACTAACGATGCGAACAGGCAAAGAGGTACAGAGGGATATCCTCTCAGATACAAAGGTTAAGCTCTTCGAGGAGTTCCACCGCAACTTTACCCGCAAGGCTTTCTTTGACAAGCCCTGGAAGCCCCGAAGGATAGAGCGCCGTGGTTCACTCCTACTTGTCTCAGGCAAGCTCCGTAGATCCCTCAAAGCCACAGTTACGCATGATGGACTACACATTAGCTCCTCGATGCCCTATGCCTCTGCCCACAATGAAGGATATGAGGGCAACGTATCTGTGCGAGCTCATACCCGAGGGGCATATAAGGCGCGTAGACGGGTCAAGGGTAGGATGAGACGGGTAGACGTCCGAGCTCATACGGTCTCCTCTTACACCTATAAGATGAGCCTCCCTGAACGTCGCTTTGTTGGCGATCACCCCGAGGTGCGTCGTATAGTGACCGACATTGTCTCCAAGCACTTAGAGCAGTGGGGGCAAGAGCTCGCAGCCAAGATGCAGCGATATGCACGAAGTACCAACAATAGATAAGAAACAATTATGAGACGTATGCTATATGAGCGCATCTGCGCCAAGCTCAAGACTAAGGTTCCAGAGGTCAAGTACTATGACCTCTGGAACGAGAATATGGAAAACCTTGATCAGGGTGTCATCTTCGACACCCCTGCCGTATTCATCGAATTTGACCCAATCAGCTTTTCCTCTCAAGCTCGGGGGCTACCACGTTGTCCCATCACTCTCACCCTACATGTGATAACAAGGTATACTCCTCTGCGTCCTACTCGCAGTGGCTATGCCCCCGAGGCTCTACAGCACCTCGAGCTACTTGAGCGCATCGAGATGGCTCTCATCGGACTGTCAGGTGAGGGCTTTTCCGCCCTCCAGCTGGTATCATCGCAGCTAGACCACAATCACGCAGCTCTGCAAAATCACCTTGAGCGGTTCACTTGCTCTGTATGTTATCCAAGCAATGGAGCTCATGCCATAGAAATACAGCAAGGGCAGTGAGTAATGCACTCACTGCCCTTGCTCCGTATTGTCCTGCCCTAAGTTAGGTGTCCCAAGCATTGCGACCGCTATCCCAAGCGTCAAAGAGTGGGTAGAGTCCTCGCTCCTGTTCCTCCCTTGGAGGGGTCTCACCCTCTCTTATCAGCTTGAGATAGTAGTGCATCGTCCTGAGGCTTATTGGGTAGATCGGATAGACATAAGTGCGATAGATCATGGGCAATGAGCGACGGTGGTTACCACGTTCATGATAACGAGCTACTATAGCATGTACCCGTGCTGCCTTCTCCATTGTACTATGTCTATACCTTTTAGTCTCCACTGCCCAAACCTAAGAGAGTTTTCTGTACCTTTGTACTGCCACATACAAGGCTCTCGGCTCTCTTTGGGGTCGGGGGCTTTTTCTTTACTATGCTTCTGTCATTCCTAGAGGGACATCTATCCACTTGCCTTGTTCATTCTTCTTCTGAGCTCGTATAAAGTTCTTTGTTCGCTCAGGGCGATAAGCCTCCTTGATGATCGTTACCCCCTTTTTGAGGTCATCGGCGTCATATTTCATCGCCGTCTGCTCTAACTTGAGGATATTCTCCAGTTTCAGATTGCCCTTACCATCACGAGCGAGGAGCTCCATTATGATGTCTACCGCTTCTTGAGTCTTTGCATCCTGTACGAGATTACGGACATATTGCTTGACGAGCTCCACACCATCCTCAGCTGTGTCATCCCATCCATCACGCACATAGTATCCTAGTATAATGCGCTTAGTCCCATCGGAACTCAAGAAACTGTGGCTGCGTTGCCCTGTAGTCTCCATCCCCATAATACTTGCCTTGGTCTGAAGGAGATCTCTAAATTCATCGTAGACATTACTCTTGGACTCCTTAAGCAGAGTGCTCACGGATAGTAGGCCGGGGAACACTCGATCCACTGTCTCCATAGAGAGAGTTCGATAGGCTTCCCTGTCCGCTTTCTCTCGGGCTTGTTGTTCCTCTTCTGCCCATTTTTTCCTGTAGGCTTCATAGCGGGCAGCTTCCTCTGTGGTCATTTCGACCTGTACCTTTTCTTCGTTCATCTGATTACTATTTAATTATCGTTTAACAGCTGATTGATAACGCCCAGGCAGGAGATTGCGGAGGTTGTAGACTGCCTCCGTATCCACCATGCGACGATAGCGCATGCAGGTAGATCGATGCCTTTTGGTCGCCATCCGCCCACAAGGGCAGATGAGGGTGTAACGCTCGGCAAGGAGCTCAACAGTCTTGTGCGCTTCGTACCACTCTGTCGGGTAGTATCGTCTTAGGTAGGCTATCTGCTCTCCGATCAGCATATCACAGACTCCCTTTACGCTTGATGCGCTCTACTCGACGGGCACATAGCTCCCTAGTACTGTCATCTGCAGATGGGTGACTAGCGATAGCCTCCAGGAGCTCTACCTCATCGGTATTCGATATCCTTCCCAGTAGATAACAGGGGCTGGATGGGTTACTCGCTAGAGCTATCTTCACGAGTATATTTCCTCGATTGCCTAGGGATAATAGCGCACTTTCGGGAGTCTTCACATTCTCGGCGAGGGCGAGCTGTACATAGGTATCGCTGCTATTGGCTAGCTCTCCTAGCACTCTAGGGCTGGTGTAGGGGCTACGGGCGAGCTGCTCGAGCTCATCTCCGCTTACTACTCCGACCTGGTGTAGTCCTGTGATTTTACTTGTGTCCATACTTGCGTGTATAGTCTTTGATTTGTTGTTGTAGCTTGTCGTGTTCATCCCTCCAGTACATGGATAGGGAGATAGAGAAGACAGTAGTCCCTAGGAGATATAGCAGGCTATATCCTATGCTGCCACAGAGTGTATCCATCAGCAGAGCCATTAAGCCCATCAGCAGGATTGTGCAGAGCTGTACGTTATTCATTGCTTCGTCTTGTTTGAGAGGTTAATATCCAGCCTTATCCATGAGGTGGTTGGCGAGCCTCACAAGGCGTCCTGCACCACCCAGAGCGAGCGCCATCTTGAGACAGCTCTCTATGAGGTCAGCTTGCTTGCCTGAGGTTATGGCAGTCAGTGTGACCTGGTCATCCTCCTCACCCTCATCTCGGCGAGGGCGAGTAATTAGCAGGAGCATTTCTCCCTGCTGGTAGCCTTCCATGTGCTCAAGCACACGTTCCTTGATGTCTGCACCATTTATCGAGGTCTGCTCTTCAATGGTGACTCCTTCGTTGTTGGTCTTCATTGTCTTATAGTTGTTTGTTGTTGCTAGTTTGCTAGTTGATTACTGAGTGTGAGCTCCGTGAGAGCTCTTAGCTCATCCACTCGCTTTGCATCCTTAGTCTTGTTGTTAAAGAGACCGATGAGATTGCGGAGACGCTCACGAGGGATGCGGTTAAAGCTCCTATATCCTGTAGCTCGACAGGCGATAGCCTTGATTAGAGCGATGTTGCTCTGCTTGCCCTCATGGGTGAGCCATCCTCCGATAGCAGCCATCACCCGCTTACGTAGCCTGTCGATAGCGACCCCCTCGGTGCGCTTGTCTAGCTCCCTAGAGAGGGCACCACATACGTCCAGCAGGTCGCGCGTCTCCATATCCACCGAGCTCGTACATCCATAGGGAGAGAGCAGAGCAAGCCTATCCTCATCGGTGAGGTTGAGTAGGTTGCAGAGGGTGTGATAGCGGCGTATTACTTGTTGGTGGAGCTTATCCATTTGGTTTGTACCCTTAGCCCTCATTGCTGTCGTCTGTTAGTTGCTTCTGTTTCTTCTTGCGCTGGTCTCGGGTCTCAGGGTCGGTGGTCGCTGTGCCCCAATACCCCTCAGCGCCCTTATCCCAGATGATGTAGTCTTGCCCTCCTACCTCTGTCGTGGCATATCGGGAGGTCACCATAGCCCTATAGCCCTCTACCCTGATCTTCACGTCTGCATCGTAGCGGATAGCCTGAGCCAGTGCCCCCTTGGGCTCTCCACCCTTTTCGTGGGCGACGATGACAAAGAGCTTCTTTCTGTATCGCTGGCTGAGGAGCTGGTAGTCACTGAGGCGCAAGCCTCGGAGGTAGTTGATAGAGTCAATGATCACGATCTCGGGACTCTGTCGTTTGGCGAGGCGCTCAAAGAGCTCATCATACCCCTCTCTATCGAGGAGCTTGACACGACGTCCTGCCTCCTCCATACCACCTGCGATCCAGGCCGACTGCATAGTAGGGCTTAGACCTTGCTCTAGGCTGTTGTAGAGCACACGGCCGAACTGACTGAGGTATTTAGCGAGCTGTAGGCAGAAAGATGTCTTACCCGAGCCACTCCCCCCGTAGATGAGCCACGTCCCTCTTAGCACAGGCATACCTATGCTATCCCGCCAAGCCCCGCTAAAGTCGGCGACCTTGAAGCGTGCAGAGCGGATAGTCGCGTTAGAGTATGCACGTGCCATACTTAGTCCTCCTTAGCTAGCTGGTGCTCACGCCATACGGCTCGGCGCACTCTCCTGAGGTCACACTCTGCCTCGTCGGCTATCTTACGCACCTTGCGCTCTCCTGTGATGCCGTTGGCCACGCAGACTAGAGAGATGTCCTCTGGGCTCAACACCGAGAGCTGGATGCACTGCCTACCGATACGGCTATACACCTCCTCATAGCCCTTTCGACCCGAGCGTAAGCCCCTCACGAGGCGCTTATCGAGGTACTGTGTGGCACAGAGTACTACCCCACAGTGGCCCTCCAGCTCGTTGTAGAGCGTGACGAAGAAGTAGAGTACCTGGTCACTCATCTTATCCGCCTCGTCAAGGATAAGAAGGGGCTTATCTGCCCGCTTGAGCCGTCTGACGATCTGCCCGATCTTCTCTGCTACACTCAGACCTCGGGAATCAATCCCCATAGCCTCCATGACAGCGGAGAGCCAGCTCGTGCGGTTTTGATACTCACTGCACACTATGGCGGTGACCTCATCGTGTGTCGAGGCGTACTGCCTGATCGTGGCACTCTTGCCACACCCAGCACTGCCGACAATAGCCATCACCTGACTATCCGTCTGAGCGCACTCGAGGAGCTCCGTGAGCTCATCATACACACTCGTGCCTACGAGACTCCAGCCCTCGGCGGATGAGCCGATCTGCTTGCTGACATTGTGCCACATACCCTCGGCGATGGTGTCCCAATCACCGTTAAGGATCTTGCTGATGGTAGCAGCACTCACACCCTTGAGCGTGTTGGCAGCCTTGTTCTGACCACCCTGAGCGGTGCAGTACTCTCTCAGCTTCTGGGCGATTAGTTCTTTTTCCTTGATGTCCATCTGACGTATCTTTGTTATAGGTTTAATCTAATTCTACTTCTATGCATTCGTCCTTAGAGCAAGCTATCCGCATGCGGATAAGCAGGGAGCGGTGTCCGACACACCGCAAGTCTCCAAAGATTATCTTCACGACTCAGGGGTTCAAACTTGAATGTTGCTGTGAGAGGTTTCATAAGGCTATGGCCCCTAAAGTCCAAAAGATTGTCGGTGATGCTATGAGAGAGGTAATTGAACGGCAATTAAAGCGATCACTTTAGCTCTCTCAGGATGGGGATGTAGAGCTCGTAACTACAAGCCTGCTCCCCTTCGTTAAGCTGCACAGCCTCTGCCTTGGCTCTGAGTTCATCTAAGGTAGAGGCTGTGATGTGTTCCACCCTGATCTCATACTCTGTTGTACACATGATCTATATCCTTTATTACTTTTCTTATACTCTCTCGAGGATGCTACGGCGTCTTTGGGGTGCCTCTTCGCTGGCGCTGGAGAGCCCCTCCCGCTCTAGCTTGCGGTCGTAGCGGTGGTCTTTGTAGCGCCCCTTGTTGTCTAGTATCATCACTTCTCGAGATGGGGCAAAGTCGGCCACCTCCTGTGGGGCTGGGGCTTCTTGTTCTTTTGCCTTTGTAGACTTCTTACCCTTTCCTCCCTTGAAGGGCAGGGTCGTGTGCTGGAGGAGTCTCTGTGCTGTGGGGCTTCCCTCTGCCACTTCTAGGGCTACAGGTCTTATCTCTTCATACTTACTCTGTATCCAGCTCTCCACCTCGCCCTCGAAGTCTCGGACTTTCTTGAGCTCTTGGGCATCTTGTGCCGTCTGGTCCTCTAGTGCCATTGGCTGTACATGCTTTTCGGTGAGGAGGTACTTATACTTCCCATCCTCGCTGATGGCAAGTACCGTGCTGAGCTCACTAGGGTCATAGCACACCTGCCACTTCTGATGCCGTTGCTGTCTCCACCCAAGGTCAAGGCACTCATAGTAGCGTGTCTCTCCATAGATGGTAGGTGTAAGTCCATAGATGCTCTGACCGATGAGGCGGTCTTGACGTAGCCCAAAGTTCTCTAGGTAGACCTCTCTCGAGAGCTCTATACCCGTAAGGTCGCCATCGTACAGCTCTAGGTACTCTGCTTGCTTCTTGGCACGCTCCTCGGCTATCATGAGGTGGATCTGGCTGATGACCTTCTCCTTTGTCGGGGTGCTGTGCTTTAAGGCATTCAGGGCATCGGTGTTGGGGTTCTTCCCCTGGGCGGAGACTACCCCATAGCCAGCCCAATTAGGCTGTAGCTTGCAGTATTGGGTATTGAGGTGGCTGAAGTAGGGCTCCACAATCTTTGCTCGGGCATTCTTTGCCTGTGCTGGTGTTACTTTCCCTGCCATGGAGGCATACAGAGGCATGAGCTCTTTGATGTCGTAGTTGTCCATTTGCAACTGACGGGGGGCAAGTCTCGCTCCAAAAAGAGTCTCGGTATGATGTACTGCAGACATGAGAGCCTGTGTGATGAGTGACTTGCTTTCCCTATCTCCTATGGCGTAGCCTATTGGATAGCTACAGCTAGCGTCCAGCACCACGACCACCACTAGGCGACAATCATATCGGGTACTATTAGCTCCCTTCTTCTCGATAGTCTGCTGGTAGTAGAGCTCTGCCTCCCAGCCGTCCAATACCCAGTAGCTCATCGAGCGAGAGGGCTTACTACGACGGATCGCTACTCGTGCGTTTGCCCTGAACTTCGTGGCCCCCATTCGCCCTGCCTCTAGTAGTAGGTCGTGCCTCTTGGCTATCTTCCCTACTGCCGAGGTGGTGAGATGCTCCCACCCCCTCTGACTGGCTACCTCATTGTAGAGCTTAGCGACTTGGCGATTGGTGAGCTGGTTCTGATGCGCTAGGAGCATCAGTAGGTATGCCTCCTGCTCACTCTGCTCTACCTTGCTAGCATTGCGGTTGTTGTATCCCTTGTGCACGAGACTCTCAAGCCCCTCCAGCTTGTAGCGAGCATGCTTGCGCTTGAGGTTGTCGGCACTCTTAGGGAGCTTGTGGGGGTATTCCTCCAGGGGCAACCCCTCTACCATCTGAGTCATCCAGCCATAGAACTCACCCTTGCCCATTGGTCTACGAGAGGCCTTACCTCGCTTACTCGTGTGCTCCATCCAATAGGCACCGATAGCCTCAAGGATCTGAGCCTCGGCTGTGTACTGAGAGATGCGCTCTTGGGGCAGGCATCTACCATCAGGCAAGCGGTAAGCGTGGTAGAACCTTACAGCCTCAGGGTAGGGGCTGATTAGCTCCTCAAGGAGACTCTTTTCTCTAGGCATGGGAGGTAGATCATAGCGCTTGTAGCACTCTTCCCTATACTTCTTTGGCAGGCTGTCTACTGCATACTGCGCTTGACGACCCCGACATCCACGGACTACGATGGTAACCTGATCTCGCTCCACTAGGTGATTTAGTGTACTGCTAGTAATGATATTACTAGCTAATAATCTATCTCTAGTTATGCACAGAGTATTATCAATGTAATCCATAACCTGATGACTTATAGCTCTTGTGCTAGCTGTTGCAGGGAGCGGATGCGGCTAAGCTCTATATTCGGGTGTATAGCGCATACCTTGCCATCTCGTAGGATACGAGCATCACCAGTAACCTTATCAAGCTCTAGTATAGCACCATTAGGGTAGCTCTGGCGTAACGTAGTTCCCTCATCTAGGAGCACCTCGTCTCCTGTGGCTACGATGTAGTCCGTTGCACCTCGCTCTAGGGCTGTACGGCGTATTTGATCGGATGATACAGCATCGCTAGAATAGCTGAGCGCCTTACGCACCCATTGAGGGCTGACGCAAAACATTGCGGCAAGTTCATTCTGTAGGCTGTTGCTTGCCTTTATAGTTCGCTTCATACTATTATTCGTATTCTTTGATTTTCTAAGAGTCTCTGAGTACCTCGTGCCCTTTTCGGTTACCGTCCATTACGTACCTGTTTAGATTTGTACGAGTACCCTCAGTAGAGATTTAGGGCTGAAAGGCTCAGCCGTAATTCTCCATTCCCACACCTGTACACCTGGCTGATAGAAGGGGGAGAGGACTAGGCTTTGGGGGATAGTCTTCGCAAATCCTACAAAGCTCATATTACTGAGGAGATTCCATACGACGCCAAGGGCTCCATTTCCCTCTAGTGTACTGTTCTCCTCACCTATCTGATAGAGCACTGGACGACCAGCATGTATCGCATTCTGGAGATCATCAAGTACCATCGTCTCTGTGACACTTCTTGTTTTCATCTTACATTCATCTTGTTGTTAGACTTAACCACCTCGATTGCTTTCGTTATCTTTGGGGGTGTGGTTTCCGTTGCAACTACTTTAATTGCTTCTTCTACCACACTGCAAAGGTAGTTCAGATTTTCTTAACTACAAAGCTTTTGGTGCAATTTATTTGAACTTTGTGGTATGGAAGATAATATCCGGTTGTTTGAAATTATAGATGAATTAAAGAGACTCGGACGCCTAGCTGACGACAAAAGCTTGGCGGATATGGCATCTTTGAAGAAAAGCACTATCAGTATGATGCGTAACGGGAAACAACGAATTTCAATAGACTTACTACGCATCTTAAAGATGAATTTCCCCGATGTGAGCTTAGACTATATAATCGTTGGAACAGGCTCTTTATTCTCAACAGAAAAGAATGATAGCGATGAGGGAAGTTCAAATAATACGAACCAAGTAGTGCGGATACTTTTAGAACAGCTCAAGTCCATAACCGAGGAGAATGGAGCCTTAAAGCGAGAGGTTGAGGAACGCAAATCGGGAAAGTCTGCATTAGATGTGGTCTCAGAGAGTTCTGCCCTTGTCGGATAG